TTGTATGTGTTATTAATGGTGCTATAATGTCACTTGTTGCTGGATTTGCTTTTAGCTTTGCTTTTACATTTGCAGCATTGTAAACTAAAGTGTTTGAGTTTAAATCACTTAAAGCACCTAGTTTATCCTCTCCAAGTAAGTCTTTTAAAGTTACTGTGTTACCAGTAAATCTAACCTTGTATGTATATGGTACATTGTTTCTTAAATCAACACCTTCTAGTTTTATTTTACCTTTTCTAAATTTTAAGTAATTTAATTCTAAGGTTGCATTTACTCTACCTCTACCATCAAAACCATTTGTAATACTATTGTTATAATAGTGTTTGAATATTTTATTATTCTCTTTTGTTGCTGGTAGTGTGAATGTCTTTGAGTAGTCTGTAAACACTTTCTGAACGTCTTTTACGTTCTGGATCGTTTGTGTTAGTACAACACTTTCATCATCAAATAAATCTACTCTCTGACCTTCTATGTATAGTTGTATTTTTTGCATTTACCTTATGTCATTTAAAACATTATAAGAATTATCAAACTCTATTGTGTATTCTACTAATCTATCGTTTACACTTGTCTTGTATGTAATGTTGCTTGTCTTTATATTGATTGGATATACTTGATTGTTTTCGTTTGTAATCCATACCCTTTCTGATAACATTAATTGCTTAAACACCTCGTTGTAAGATTCGTTTACAAAACCACTACTTAAAGAAACTGATTCATTTGCTTCTATATTGAAATCTCTTTTTGTATGATTGTATGTATTATAAGTGTTGTTTGATGCTAGTATATTTGCTTTGTAGCTTTCTCTTTTTGTAGTCATTTTATCAACTGACTTTTTAAAGAAATACAAATCCTGCAACACTCCAAACTTATTTATAAATGTTGTCTTATAAGGTGTAAATTTACACTCACTTAATTGCTTTATAATTATAGTTGATGTTTCTGAACCAGAATCTCCAGTATATTGAATAGTTGCTTTTGCTGCTTGGTCATCAGTATAAGATGCATAAACTACTTTATCTTGTGATTGGTCTGATAAAGAAAATGTTTCTGTATTTAAAAGACCATTATCTGAATCATAAAATCTAACAGTTACAGTTCTATCTGTTTGAATTGGTATTCTTATTTCATCTCCAGATTCTATAAACATATAATTATTACTTATTAGTAAACCCTCGTACTCAAAAGAATAGTTTGCACCTTCTTCAAAATAAGCATAACTCTCAAATGCTAAATCTGTACTTATTGTTTGTGATAATTGTACACCATTACCATCAAATGCAGTAAGTGTTGTTCGTACCCATTTACAAAAGTTTTCAGCAGAACCATCATAATCTCCATCTTCAAAATTTACATCTAAATAGTCCCTTATAAGTTCTGATATCTCAAAAGATATTTTAGTTGTGTTTAGTATTATCTTTTTACTTAAACTATATTGAGGTGTCCCACTATAACCAGTTGTTTCATTTCCAGTATAAATCTCTATATCTAAAGTTGCAGTTGCTAAGTCAGTATCTGATACAGATAAAAAGTATGGACTCCTTGTATTAATTATTCCCATTTGTTGTAAATTTTAGTAGTTCTTCAACATCTAATTGATATGCTTTTATTATGTCTTTATCTAAGTTTTTAAATGCTTTCTCAAATGGCTTTGTAAAAAACAAACTTGGTTTAATACCATTGTTGTAAATACTTCTTGCTATCATAAATTGTAAAGACTTTCTTGATATGAATTTACCATCTTTACCTCTTATACCTTTTAAACCTTTTCTTACAATCCATTTATCCATTTTACTTGGAGGTGGCATCTTGTTTGTATAACTATAAGGTGTATTGTATTTCTTCTTTATACCACTTACACCCTTATCTTGAAATATACCATAATCTTCCATTAGGAAGCTCATAGAGAAACTATTTGGACTTACGTTTAAGTCATAGTCTAAACTATTATAAAGTGCCTTAGAACTATTCTTTTTACCCTTTGTTAGATTCGTTCTTGATTGTTGAATAACATACTTAGCAAATCTATTCAGCTCTTGTTGTACGTTCTTTAACATATATTAATATCATTGTTTACAAGCACATCAAATGTCATTGCCCAACCAGCCATTTCATTTTCAAACCTATCATAAAAAGGTTCTAAACTAGGATTGCCATCTAACTGATATAAGTCTTGGTGTAATGTACCACCTCTTAATACTTGTGATAGTTTGTTAAGTACTGCTAATTGTGTGTTAAGTATATCTTGTTCGTTGTCGTTACCCCTAAAAATATCAACTACTGCTTCTTTCGAAACATCAACAATATCCATAGACAGAATAGATAGGTTAAAACGTAATACATTATCTTCGTTATTTACATTATTTACTATGATGTGTGATAAAGGAAATATAGTTTGTTTGCTTAAATCAATCTTTGTAATGTCTCCAGTTGTTACTGTGTTTACATTTACATCTGATAATAATTGATTCTTTATTGTTTCCGTTACTTGATAAAATCCTTTCATCTAAAATTTACTTTTTATTTGTTGTGCTTCAATCTCTGCCTTTTCTTTTGTGAATGATAGAAAGGTAAAACATTGATGTATATTTAATTTAGTGATATCTTCAAGTTTTCTAACATCTCCTCCAGCGAGACTAAAAATTGATGAGTACCATCCCCACTTTGCTGAGAAATTAGCTGCTCTTGAATAATCTCCATCTGTTCTTGATTGCTGGAATAAAGAATCGTATGCTTCGATAACTCTATCCCTAAATTGTAGAAAAAAAAAAGACTACCTATTGCTGCACCCAATGGCATAGCTTTCATCTTCTCTGAATCATCAGCAGTATATTCTTCTATGTTATATTTACCAGCTTTACTTGTTACAATTGGTCTGTATAATACATTCATTGCAATATGCATTTTCTGCCAATCAGATGCATTACCATCCAAGTCTACATACTCTCCTAAAGACATTTCATCTAAGTCTGGTATAAATCCATACTGAGTACCATTTAGTGTAAACTTGTCTATGTGTGTTGGTGTTTCATTTAACATCTCTGTTAAGATATCTACTATTGCTTCAACACTTGACATCTTTAATTTATAACTATCAGATAAAGGAATACCACAAAAGATTTCTATCATCTTTGCATTTAAGAAGCTACCTTCTTGATTCTCCTGTGCTACTTTCAAGAACTTCTGATATTGTCCTAAAGTAATCTCATTTAATGACGTTGGTACATTTATCTCTATATTCATAACTATATAATACTTTTTTGTTAATGTTTTATAAAAAAACCCTTACAATTTTCATAGGCTTTTGTAAGTAGTAAATAATGATTAGGTTTTGTTGGCTTTGCAATCCTTACTTGCTTTCCAGTTCTGTGATGTATAAAGCACTCTACAATTGCAATCATCTGTAAATTATTCATCTATCTTATAAAGTATTTACCAGCATTTGGATTCTTTAACTGAGATGATATTGCATAACGGGCTGCATCTATACAATGGTTAAAAGCATCAATTGGTTTGTTAATAGTATTACCCTCTCTGTCTTTCATCCAAGTATAGCTTTGTAATTCTTTGATGAGGTTTTTACTTCTGCTGGTTACAAATATTTTGTTTTGGTTTATTAAGTTGATACCATATACAATTGAATCTTTACCCTTTGTACAAGGTAGTATCTTATGTCTGTAACTCTTTAACTCTGCTATTGATTTTGGTTCTGCACTATCTGCATATATTAACTCTTGTATATTGTTTTGCTTTAATAGATTTGAGATGTCTATGTTTAGTAATTTCTTTTGGTATATTACCTCGTCAAAAATATAAGCATCATTGTATTTGTATAAAGCTATTAATGTAGTTGGGTCAGCACTATAGCCAAAGTCCATTCCGTAACATAATAACCTTGCTTCTGCTGGTAGTGTTATCTCTTTCCAATCTGGAATACATACACCTTCTAAACTTCCTATTTGACCAAGTCCATATACTTTCCACCAGTTGCTCCAATACTCTGAATCCTTTGCTTTATCTTTTGCACTCTCTATATCTTTTACAATCGTTTCTGGTAATGCTTCATTGTCTTTGTATGTTAATGTGATAAAGTCTGCATCATCGTTGCCTACAACTTCTTTATGAGCCCAGAAATTAGCAGTTGGATTAAAGTCAATCCAGATATCTCCACTTGTTCTTATACTTAATTGTGTGTATGCTTCAAAAGGTACATTGTTGGCTTCGTTCACATACAATACATTTCTTCTTGCTCCTCTTAATTTGTCTGGTTGCTCAACACTAAAAAATTCTATGTAACTACCATTTGTAAAAGTGTACTTTAAAGATGACCTATTCCATTGATTATCCCTAAACCTATTGGTTGCTACCATAATCTTTAGAAAGTCCTTCATTGCTCCTCTACGCAAGTGCGGTATTGATTCAGATACTACACTTGTTTCAAGCATAGGTGTTCTTATACATCTATCAATAAGTATAGGTAGTATACCAAATGTTTTACCAGCTGATGTACCACCTTGAATTACTTTCTTTCTTTTCTGTAACTTATAAAGTTTCTTTATTGCAGTTGTAACTTGAAACACTAATCTAAATCAAATAAAGGTTGCTCTGATGTTATTGATATATCTTTTGTTTCTTTTGGTTTACCAGCATAATAATTATAAAACATTTGAACGTATTTAAAGTTTCCTTCTTCAACTCCTTTCTCAAGTGCTTTAAATGCTTTTGGTTCTAATGGTGTAAGTCTTTCAATCATCTTAACTTCTTCAGCTTTAGATGGTCTACCTCCTTTATTCCCTTTTGTTCCTTTGTTATTTGTTCTTCCGTCCATAATCAGTTTAAATTAGTTTACTAATTATATAATAAAAAAAACCTAACATTTTACTGCTAGGCTTTAAATTTATATTTGTAATGCAATTACTGTTAATATTATTCCTAATGCTATTACAGAAGATATAATAAAGAATGTTATTACTCCTTGTAATGT